CACCACCGACCCCCCGTTCCTTTTCTAACCCACAAAACACCTCGATCAGCCATGCTCAGACTGGATCGCTTTGATTGATTTACAAACCGGAGAGATCTTGACAGATCCGACCTATTCAGGATTAGGAGGTGTGCAAACTCCACGAATTCACTCAAAACTGACTGATCTACCTTCAAAAGGTCAAGACATGATCGACCTTGCCACCGAACTGGGCATCAACCTTATGGAATGGCAGCGGTATGTTTGCATTCATGGTCACAAGGTGCGTGAGGATGGCAGGTGGGCTCACTCTGAACTTGGTTTAATTATGGCAAGGCAGCAAGGTAAGTCCACGCTGATGATGCTTCGGATCTTGACCGGCATGTTTGTATGGGGCGAAGGCTTACAACTTGCCTCAGCTCATAGACTTACAACATCACTCGAAACCTTTAGACAAATCGTTGGCTTAATTGAAACAAATCCAAGACTTGAAAAGGAAGTAAAGAAAATCCGATGGCAACATGGCGCTGAGGAAATCGAATTGTTTGGCAATAGGCGATTTGTTGTAAAGGCTGCAAACAATGCAGCTAGAGGTTTGTCCAAACCCGAAACGATACATCTTGATGAGTTGAGAGAATACAAGGATGAGGATGCTTGGTCATCAATGCGTTATTCAATGATGGCTGCTAAAAATCCGCAGGTATGGATATATAGCTCGGCTGGAGATCAACATTCCGTAATCCTAAACAAATTGCGTGAGAGGGCATTGGCGTCAGCCACGACCAATGATCCGATTGGTTGGTTTGAGTGGAGTGCTGAACCCGATGCACCTATCTTGCTTCCGTCAGGTGAGATAAATTGGAGTGCATTCGCTCAAGCCAATCCGTCATTAGGAATTACAATTCATCCAGACAACTTAAAAGCCGTTATCAATGATCCTCCAGATATTGTGCGAACTGAGGTTTTGGCGCAATGGGTGGACACAATCAATTCAGCAATCGATGCACAAAAGTGGGGATTATGTCAGACCGATCCAATACCTTTAGATCCGGAAGCACCAACTTGGCTTGGACTTGATTTATCTCCAGATAGAAAATTTGGCGCATTGGTTGCAACTCAGAAATTACCAGGAGAAAGATTTAATTTAGTTTTGCTTCACACTTGGTCAAATGATTACAGCCTAAATGATTTAGCAGTTGCAAACGATATTGCTCCTTATGTAAGACGATATAACACTCAAACTGTGGCGTATTCCAAACGGACTGCACAAGCTGTTGCAAGTCGGCTAGTTCCTGCTGGAATACCCATAACCGACATGGATGGCGCAATCTATGCGGAAAGTTGTGATCGGTGGCTGGGCGCAATAAATTCCCATCGATTACAGCATGGGGGTCAGGAGGAATTGACCCAACAAACACTTTCAGCAGCCAAATTGCCATTTGGGGATGGCAGTTGGGTTATTGGAAGGCGTGCAAGCAGAGTGGCAGTTTGTGCAGCTGTCGCTTCCGCACTTGCAACCTATTTTGCGACACAACCTGAAACGGAAATTGATATTCAAGTCGGATAAATTGCATTTATGGTATATTATGTGCTAATGGGATTATTCGACCGATTTACAGCAAGATCAAATCAACAAGCAGATTCAATAGATGTTGCAGCTGCTCTCGCACCTTACAATGCGCAACAATTAGTTGGCGGAATTTTATTTGGAAGCACAACCGCAACTCGTGAACAATACATGGCTATTCCTTCCGGTGCTCGTGCAAGAAACATAATTTGTTCAACTGTCGGATCTTTACCACTTGAGCAATACAATCATTTTACAAATGAACATATAAGACCAAATCGTGTAATTATGCAACCAGATCCAAGAGTTGCCGGATCAGCAATTTATGCTTGGATCGCTGAGGATTTATTATTGTATGGAGTTGCTTATGGAATGATTATGGATGCTTATGCTGCAACAGATGCTTCGAGAATTAGAGCGTGGACAAGAATTGCACCTAACAGAGTTTATGCATCACTAAATGCAGATTCCACAGAAATCGAATATTACACAGTCGATCAAAAGCGAGTGCCACCATTTGGCTTGGGATCTTTAATTGTATTTAACGGATTAGATGAAGGTATATTAAATCGAGCAGGTCGCACAATTAAAGCAGCTGCTGAATTAGAAAAGGCTGCTGAAATGTATGCCAAAGAGCCAATGCCACAAATGGTATTAAAATCAAATGGCACAAATTTAACTCCTGAGCGAATTACAAAACTTCTTGAATCTTGGAGAGTGTCAAGATCAACAAGAGCAACTGCATTCTTAAATGCTGATGTTGAATTGCAAGCATTAGGTTTCGACCCTGCTAAATTACAATTAAATGAAGCCAGACAATACTTGGCTTTGGAAATTAGTCGTGCAAGCGGCATTCCGGCAAGTTTCGTATCTGCTGAAACCACTTCAATGACTTATTCAAACATGACAGCTGAAAGAAAAGCATTAATTGACTTTTCACTTCGTCCAATACTTACAGCAATTGAGCAAAGACTTAGCCAACCAGATTTCGTGCCGAATGGCATGGAAGTTCGATTTGACATTGATGATTTCTTGAGAGGTTCAGCATTAGAGCGTGCTCAAGTTTATGAAATCCTAAATCGCATTGGCGCAATGAGCGTTGAGCAAATCCAAGAGGAGGAGGATCTAATTCGATGAAAATTAGTTTCCCAATTGAAATAACCGCAGCCGATACAAATAAGCGCACAATCTCAGGCAAGATTGTAACTTGGGATGAGCAAGGCTCAACAAGTGCCGGATTAACTGTTTTTGAAAAAGACAGCATTGATTTCTCTAAGCCTGTTAAATTATTACTTGAGCATCAAACAACTAAGCCGTTGGGCAAGTTAATTGATATTACTGCCACAGATTCAGGTTTGGAAGCAACCTTTCGTTTAGCCAAGACATTTAGAGCAGATGATGCACTCGAGGAAGCAGCCACCGGACTTCGTGATGGATTCAGCGTTGGCGTAAAGATTAATGAATGGAAAAATGAGGAAGGCGTGCTAAGAATTAAATCAAGCACACTTCAAGAAGTTTCACTCGTAACAGATCCAGCAATTGACAGCGCAAGAGTGGCTGAGGTTGCAGCTAGTGAAACACCAGAGAATTCCGAAGCAACCGCTGAGGAAACCACAACAAAGGAGAACATAGTGTCAGAAATTATTTCTGAAACTCCTATCGCAACCGAAGCGGTAGAAGCGACACAGGCTCCAGTTGTAACTGCTCAATACATGGCTTATACAAAACCACGTGTTGATCTAAATGTTACAGCAGGACAATATCTAAATGCTCAGGTTCGTGCGATTCAAGGCGACAGCGATGCACGTGATCTAGTAGCAGCATTACAAATTGCAACAGTATCTGAGAACACAGGTTCTGTTCCACCTAATTACCTAAGAGATGCAATTGGAATTATTGATGCATCCCGTCCATTCATTGATTCAATCGAGCGTGCGCCACTTCCTGCAACTGGAATGAAAATTTTTACTCCAGTATTGGGAACACAAGCAACAGTTGCACAAACTGCTGAAGGTGCTGAATTTGGATCAACTGACACAACTGTTACATACCAAGAGGACACAGTAGTTAAATTTGCTGGTGCTAACGTTGTAAACGTTGAATTATTTGATCGTTCTGCAATTGACGGCGGATCATTTGCTGATTTGTTAGTTCGTGAGTTAGCAGCATCTTATGCACAAAAGACAGATGCATACGCATTAGGTCTTGCACGTGATGCAGCAGCAGCTTCAACCGGAGCATCAATCTATGCAGCAATTGCTGATGGTATTGCTGATTCATACGAAGTGACTCGCTCAACTCCTAACCGCTTAGTTGTTGCACCAACAGCAGCAGGAACAGTCAGCTTTACAGGATTGCTTTCAGCAGTTGATGGTTCAAACCGACCTCTATTTGCAGCTGCGCTTCCGCAGAATGCTGGCGGTCTAATTTCTCAGGGCTCGACTCAGGGAACAGTTGCTGGACTTTCATTGGTAGTTGATCCTAACTACACAGGCGATAAGTTTGCATTGGTTTATCCATCAAACGCAATGCGCTTCCATGAATCACCAAGAATCGAACTTCGTGCCAACATTGTTGCTAACGGACGTATTGAAATTGGCGTTTATGGTTATGTTGCAGTAGTTAATCGCTACCCAACAGCATTCCGCAAACTAACAGTTTCTTAATTTAACTGAGTGCCTAAGGTTGCTCCCGATCTTAGGCATCCATTAATGGGAGTAAGGAGATGACATGCCAACCATAATTACAGCTTCCGAGTTGAGATCTGTGCTTGGTGTGTCATCATCCTTGTATAACGATGCTTACTTAAACCAAATTATTGACACAGCAGAAACAGTTATTCTGCCAATGCTAGTAACATTCAAAGCACCAATTCAAGCAACTTCATTGTCAGACAATGTTGCTACATTTACCACACTAGGAATTCATGAATTTACCGAAGGGCAATCAGTTGTCATCACAGGATGCGGATCACCTTACAACGGAACAAGAGTTGTGCTGGCAGACAATCTTGGACAATATACCTTTTCAGCATCGATCACTAACGCCGATATACTCGAGGCTAATGTCATCCCATCCGGAGTTGCTACCCTTTCTGGCGCATCAACTTATGTTGGAAACGCAGCTGTTCAGTCAGCCGTCTATACAGTTTCAGTCGAAGTCTTTCAAGCAAGACTTGCCGGTGGAGGACAAATCGAAGGAGTAGATTTCTCACCAACCCCATTTAGAATGGGTCGATCACTTTTCAATAAGTGCGTTGGTTTGCTTGGTTCATATATGGACACCGAAAGCATGGCTCTCTAAATGCCTAATGAAACAATCCTTCAACAGATCCGGACACCTTTAGCAACCGCTTTATCAGTTGTCGCAGGAAATGTTTATTCATTTGTTCCTGAAACAGTAATTCCACCAGCTGTGGTGGTTGTGCCTGATTCACCTTATTTAGAATTTGAAACAATAAGCAAAACCAATGTAAGAGCCAAAATCAATTTTACAATATCAGTTGCAGTTGCATATAACAGCAATCCAGCATCGCTCGACAACATTGAGCAATTAATAATAAGTGTTCTGGCAGTTATTCCGGTTGGATACATTGTCAGCTCGGTTGAAAGACCGACAGTTACTCAAGTTGGTGCATCAACGCTGCTTATCGCAGATGTTCGAGTATCTACCTACTACACGCAAACAATATAAGGAGAAATCATGGCAACAGTCGTAATTACCGGTCGTGATGTTGGTTTATCTTTCACAGGTGGAACAGATATTCAAGCACAAGCGACAAACGCAGTTCTAACCAAGGTCAATGAGCGTCAGGTTTATCAGACTATGGAAGGCGAGGCTTACAAGACCACAAACATTTCAGGAACATTCCAATTGGACATGTTGGCTGATTGGGGCAAGGCAAACTCAGTTTGCGAGGCTCTATGGACAGCTGCTGAAAGTGCACCCGACACAGACATCAGCATGACACTTACAGCTGCATCAGGAGCACAATTCGTGTTCCCAGTGAAGCCAGAGTTTCCAACCGCTGGTGGTTCAGGTGTTGATGCTCAGACAGTATCATTCACATTCACAGTATCTAAGGGCGCAGTAACCGAAACCTTTAGTTAAAAAATAAAACGGGAGCAAACAAATGAAGTTACCAATTACAATTGAATATAACTCAGGTGAGCAAGCAACTTACATTGCCCAACCACCTGAGTGGGCGAAGTGGGAAAAGCAGACAGGAAACACTATTGGTCAGGCATCCGAGAAGTTGGGTATTTGGGATCTTATGTTTCTTGCTTATCATGCACATAAGCGTGAACTTGCAGGAGATAAGCCCATCAAACCAATGGATATTTGGATGGAAACAGTAGCGGATGTCATCGTTGGTGATGCAAACCCAAAAGCCATAAAGCAGGAAGCCTAAACAGATTATTGGTTGAGTTGGCGATAGCCACAAAAATACCAATGAGTGAATGG